TCACTCGCATGCGCTGTCCTGCAGCCCCTCAAGCGAGCTGCGCGCCGCGCGAACCGCTGCCGCGGCGACCTCTGGCGGCACGGTCGGCACGCCAGAGCGGGGCGGATGCACGTCGTCTTCGACCGCGAGATCCGCGACGCGAAGCAGCTCTTCGAGCGCCCGACGGTGTTCAACGAGAGCCCGCCGCGAGACTGTCACCACCGGCTCGCCGGTGCCGTCGTTCTGCTCAGGCGGCAGCATGCCGCGCTGGAGTCTGGCTTTCTCTGTGTCTGTCAGCATGGTTCTTTCTCCTTTCGTTTGTGCCGGGCCCGCCAGGGCTCGGCGTGGTGATCAGGCGGCTTCGAAGTCAAGCTCTCCGAAAAGCAGATTGAAGTCGCGATCAGCGCGGTTCTTGTTCGCTCGCAGCGCAGCGTTGATCGCTTCGCATTTGATCCCGGCTTCTTCGAGACGATCGCGAATGTCGCGGAGACTCGACGCAGCGTCACTGTATTGCGCCGAAGCCCACGATTTCGCGACCTTCATTGTCTTGCGCATCTCGCGACGCGCCGATTCGATCTCTTCGATATCGACGACATCCGCGACGATCTCATGAACTTCGCGACGCGCGGCCTCGACAGACGCGGCGGCGGCGTCGCGCTGCTTGCGGATATCCGCGAGATCATCGCGCTTTTCTTCGAGTTCAGCTTTCGCTTTCGCGATCGCCGCGCGCGTGTCTTCGAGTCGGAAGAGTTCATCTTTCTGCTTTTCGATGTCGTAATTGATATCGTCAATCGTCCGGCGCAGCTCTTCAAGCTCGCGTTCGTTCATCTCGCGCTCTTCGCGCTCCGCGATCTCGTCGACGACCCCCGAAGAATTGACTTCGTCGATCCATTGCTGCAGTCGCTTGATAGAGCGCGGGCCGACTTCCCACTGCTTTTCAGCCGCGTTCCACTTCGCAGAAGGAAAGGCCTTCCGGAACTGATCTTTCATCTGGTATGGAAACTTGAGGGCTGCGCCGCGGTCGAGCTTCGTGAGTTCGATGTGCTTGTTCATGGTCTTTCTCCAGTTCTGGCGTCAGCGGCGCCTGTGCGTGTGTTGCTGATACGAAGTAAATAGACACCGGCGCGGCGCACTCAAAACGACGCGCCGGAATTTTTCAGATGTTCAGCTCGAAGAATTCTTCGATTGTCGGCTCACGGCCGTGCTCCTCGCGAAATTGCTGTTCGGCTTTCTCGATCCTGCGAATGCGCTCGTTCATTTGAGCGATGCGCTCGCCCTCGATCTCTTCAATCGTCTTCATGTCTTTCTCCTTTAGCGGTTGCGTGTTCATCGCTGCTGAAGAGGAATTACGCCCCGTGAAAGACGACACAAGCGCCGGCGTTCACGGTTTGTTTCAGCGCCGGGCCCGGAGGCCCGGCGTGGTGGTTAGGCTTGCGCAAAAACCCGACGAGCCTCTGCGAGAGCGTCTCTTTGACGCTGCTCCGCGCGTTCTTGACGCGCGAGCAGATCTTCCAGGTCAGCCCCGCTCCATTCGCGAGCGGCGACCGTAAAACGGTGCTCTTCGCCGAAGACTTCCGCGACCTCTTCCGCTGTCGAGAAGTGCGCACTTCCTTCGCTTGAGAGCCAGCGGCCGTCCAGCGTGCGAACGTCGTTCGTGTGCTCCCACACAAGCTGAAAGCCGCTGTCGTTGACAGTCAGCTGCTTGAAGGAAGTGCCGGATGGCGCACCGCCTTCAGCCGGACGGGGTTCATTCGAACTTGCAATAACAAAGGTCATTGTCTGTCTCCTGTTGTTGCCAGGGCGGCGGTCCCAGCTCTGGTGCGTGTGTTTCGTCCGCCGCTGAGAAGGAATTACGCCCGGCGCGGCGCATTCAAAACGCCGGGCGTTCACGCTTTGTTTCAGTCCCTGACACCGTATTGGATGCGCTTCAGCTGATATGCCGCGAGCGCGGCGACGAGTTCGAACTCGGCTTGCTCGGCGGCGGCCAGTGCGTCGTTCCACCGCTCGTGAGCCTCATCTGCGGCGAGGTCAGCGGCGGCGAGGTCGCGGGCCTGGGCGTCGGTGAGGGTTCTCACGCGTTGCATGGCAGAACCTCCCGGGTCGGAGGCCTGGCGACGAGCATGACGCCGGCGAGCCGGTCGATGTATGGCCGACCGTGCTCGACGCGATGCACCGTCCCGCTGGGGCGATGCTCGACGATGTGGCCGGGTTCGACGAAGCGGAGTTTGAGGGGACGGAACGACATCAGGCGGCCTCCTTCACACTGGCAACAATGCCGTCGATGAACTCTACCAGGGCCGCGACGCGCTCCTCGAAGAGCGCGTGCATCTTCAGATCCGGTTCAAGCGTCCGGATCATCGTGGGCAACCCTTCTGAGCCCACGATGAAGTCGCAGGCCTCCGAACCCATGACCCACATGCCGAACTGGGCCTGAGCGGTCTCGTCCTTCGAAAGCTCGCCTCCGGTCATTACTTGGAGGGCGATCTTGGGAAGGCGGTCCTTTATCTCGATGACGCGCCGCCCGCCATCGACAAGGCCGTCCGGACTGTATCCAGCACGACCACGGCGAACGAAGCCAACTTGCTCGACCTCGTTCCCGGTCAGCAGCTCATACTCATTCCGGAGATCATCCTCCCGTGCGTGTCCGCGCTCGGTATGCTCGTTCGAAAACGAAGGGGCGGGACGGCCCGTCAGGATCTCGCCGGCGATCTCGTAACCATAGGTCAGGGCACCGGCCCCAAGGCCGTCTGGCCTCTTTCCATTGACCAGGAGGAGCCCGGCGTTCGATGCGGTGATGAGGCCCGCCCTTGCGGCGAGCCATTCCTCGGAACCTTGTTCCAGTTCGTTGAAAATATCACGATCAGCCATTGTTCGCGCCCTCCTTCAGCTTGCGCTCGAGAAGCGACTTCAGCCGCGCGACATCCGAGGCGGCGATGTCCTCGATCGTCTCCGCCTTCGCGGCCTTGAGGAACCTGGCCTCGTCGGTGCCTGTCCGGGCGATGAGATCGCGGAGCGCGTCGGCATCTTTGGCACTGATCGTGTCCGGAACCGACGCCTCGCGCCGAGATCCGTCATCGTCAGCGGTCGCGATGCCGAAATAGCCGCACAGGAGGTAGCGACGGCCGTAGCTTGTGGTCGAGCCTTTGCTTTGAATCGCGGTCTTGTTCTGACCGCCTTTCAAGCCTGCGCCGTCGAGGGGGAAATCGTCCTGGATCTCGTGAGAGTGGCCAGAGATGTGCGACACGCGAAGGTGCACACGCTGATGGCCCTCGGGGGCACCGGCACCGGACCACGCGGCGACGGCAAAGCCGTGTTGCCTGATGATCGGCATGGCCTGCGTCTCGATGTCGGCGAGGTCCGCATACGTGTAGCCCGAATGCGTATTGCGACGCGTCCGGACGACGAGCGGAACTTCGGACTGGGCGGCGGCGAGGGCGCGGTAGAACTCGCGTTCGGACTCCCGGGCTTGGTCTTCCCGGGCGCGATCATCGAGACGCTCTTTCATGTCGAGCATTTTCTCGAGCTTGCCGATGTCGGCTTCGGGATCGAGGGCAACGCGCTCAATCATCGAGACCATTGGGTCGATCGTCGCTGGCATCTGTGCCGGCGCTTCCGGTTCAGCTGCAGCCAGGGCCGCGCCGGAGGTTTCGGTGTTAGTGGGGGAGTGTTTCAATGTCTTTCTCCGTGTCGGTGTGTGTCGGGTACAAGGCAATTACGCCCCGGATCTGCCCGGCCAAAACGGCCGGGCAAACTTTCTGGATCGTTGATCAATCGAGCTGATCGACGGCCCACTGGATGGCTTCGAGAAGGCAATCCGCGCAGATGAACTCCGGCGGCATTGCGCGAATAGCAGTGATCAATCGCACCCGGATCGGCTCCGCCTGCGCTGCAGCGCGGAGCTGCAAAACCTCTGCCGGCTCGCCGGGTCTGGCTACGACGCAGTGCTCAGGCAAAACGACGACGTCGTAACGGTCTCCGTCATCGGCGAGGATGTTAAAGCGGCAGCCGCCATCGAAAGGTGCGAAATTGTAGTCAAACATGCGTCTCTCCTGTGGTGTGTGTGATCGCCTCGGCGCCGGTTTTTGACAGGTGTTTCTGACCGAATTTTCGCGGAAACGATGGGGCGCAACTTTCTCACAAGACGTTGACTATGCTTGACTCTTTCTGCTGGCTTCGGGCTTCAACGCTCTCCGTTGCGAAAGGCTTCGGGAAGACTTTTCCGCAGCTCGTCATCTGCGATCACACGCAGCCACGCCGGTGCATCGCAGCGCTGGATCAGTTCGCTCAGCTGGCGCGCGATAATGTTGATTTCCCAGTCGCCCTCGACCGCTGATCTCCAGATCTTGTCGCGGTGATAAACAGCAACATGACCGGTCAGGATTTCGGTCGTGAATGATGCGATGTTTCGGCCGGACGGCGCGTGAAAGTCGATCAGTATTAGGCCCATTTCGGGGTGCGTGTAGGTGCTGAGGCGGTCTGGCATTTCGTCTCCATGGTTCGTGGTTCCCGACATGTTGGAACGTTAGACTGAGCGCGGAAACGGCCCGCCGCAGGCGCGCAGGGAGAGGTTCGGAGAGGGGCAGGTGACGCCCCTCTCCGGGAGCAGTCAGGGGGTCCGGGGGTGGAGTGCGGAACGACGCACCCCCGGCCAGAGGAGGTCCAGGAAACAGAGCGGCGCGGGGTTCCTGGTCATGGGGTCCAGGGGCAGCTCGAAGGCTCCCCGGCGGGTCCAGGGCAGCGCCCTGGCGAACGAACAACTTGACGAAGGCCGAAGGCCGGTCCGCCTGCGGATTGTCAAGTTGTTCAGTGAGCGGATGTCGCCGTCAGGCACGACATCCCCGACATGGAACGGACCGAATACCCAGTAGTCTATCAGGAACGCTCGTTCTGGCCGCGTGATGCGCGACGCCTGGCACGTCATCACAAGCCCGAACATCGACGGGGTAAGAAGTGGTGCAACGAGGACCTCCTGGGCGACAACGAGATCGTGGCCGGGTCGATTGAGGCTCTTGAGAACTTCGCCGAAGAGGTGAGCCTGGCGGCGCAGGAAAACCGGTTGGAGCTGGCCCGCGCAAAGCGCGAGAAAGGCCGCCCTGGCGAGGCCAGGAAGGCACTGGACAGCCCGGTCGAGAACCCTTGGAAGCAGAGCCAGACGAAAGGTGTTCTACGCGGCTACGTGAAGACTGCGGACGCCACCTGGTTCGAGGATGACAACTTCTCCGGGCTCGGTTTTCGGGACCCCGAGAAGGTCGCGAAGTTCAAAGCCGCGGCGATCGCTTCGATGTGGAAGCACTTCAAGAAAGAAGACATCCTTTTCGCGGTGTGGGAGGTCGATGAGCGCGGCCCCCATCTGCATATCTATGCGCGGCGCTGGAAGGAGAGCGTATCGAAGAACCGTGGGCGTCAGAGGCTACTCCAACCTACCGACATAAAGCTCAGCCGGAACCCGGAGCGGGCGCAGGATCTGGTCGCGAAAGACTTCGCACACCTCGGCCTGGTCCGTGGAAAGCGACACGCTGAGGAGCGCCGGAAAGCGAAGCGAGAAGGCCGGCCGATCCCGCCAAAGCCGAAGGTCACGAATGTGCGTGACTGGGCACTTGAACAGAGCATTGAGCGCCAGAAAGCAGAGCGGCAAACGGCTGAAAAGGCGCGGGCAGAACGCGAGGCGGCGGAAGCCGCTGCGGCCCACGCGGAGCGCGTCAGGAAGAAGGCGGCTGAGGAGATCCGGCGCAAACAGGAAGAGGCCCGCCGTTACCGCGTCGAGCAGGGCAAGCGCCTGCGCGAGGAATGGAAGGCGCGCAAGGCTGCCGTGGCGAAGCGGGAGGCTGAAATCGCGGAGCGAGAGTCTGCGCAGGACGCGCGGGATGAAGATCTCGGACGGCGACACAAAGAGCAGAACGAGATCGCGCGCAAGATACTCTCGGCATTCGATGCGGTCAGCGCTCTCGCCGAAAAAGTGGGCATGCGAGACCTCGACATATTCAAGACGGCGGCGGATCGGGTTCAGGACCTTCGAGACATGCTCGGTCGTCGCGGAGGCCGCCAGCGGACACGCTGACGGGGCGCCATTTCCCGGGGCATGAAGTTCCGTGGATATCAACAAGAAGATTACACAAACCTTACGGCGCGCATCGAAGCCGGTGCGCGTCGCCTACTATTTGAGGGCTCTGTCGGCTACGGGAAATCGCTCGTCATCGAGGCCCTCGCGCACGAGTATGCCGACCGGGGCGAGCCCGTCCTGGTCCTGTCGAACCGGCGCGCCGTGGTCGATCAGCTGAGGAAGCGGGCCCGCGGGAAGGACCTTATCACGACATCGACGGTCCAGGGCATTGTCCGGCGCCTCGATCGCATCCCGGTGCCCGCCCTGCTCCTGATCGACGAAGCCCACATGGGAGGCGCGGCAGCTCAATACCGTCGCGTCCTGGGCGAATTCCCGGACGCGGTGGTTGTCGGTTTCACTGGCACGCCGACACCCGATCTGTTCGATGTGCTGCCCGAGCACGTCCCAGGTCGCACGCCCGCATGGCTGACCGAGCGCGGCTTTCTCGCGCCTCTTCGGTATGTCTGTCCGTCTCGCCCGGAGCTGAACGCGGTTCGGATCCGGAAGGGTGAGTATGACCCGACGCAGCTTCTCGACGCGATGAATGCGCGGGACATCTGCGGCGACGCCATCGCGAGCTACCGCAGGTGGTGCGCTGGGCGGCCGACGCTCCTGTTCGCCATCCATGTGAAACACGCCCAGGCGGTGGCGGATGAGTTCCGCGCGGCTGGGATCGCGTGCGAGGTGCTGACCGGGAAAGACAGACAGGATGAGACAGATCGCAAGATCGCCTGGATCCGGGATGGCGGCCTATTGATCACGGTGGATAAGGTGTCCGCCGGTTTCGACCTGCCGGATCTCCACGCCATTATCTCACTGCGCCCGACGAAGAGTCCACAGCTCTGGGTTCAGCAGATGGGCCGGGTCGCCAGGGTGAAGGCACATGGCGGACCAGGCTTGGTTATCGACCACGCGGGCAACACGATGCGCCCGGGCTTGGGCACCCTGACGATGGCGCGCGACTGGCGCGAGCGGGCGGAAGACGACCCAGAGAAACAGACAGCGGACGGCGAGATCCTGAACCTCCGACAGTGTTCGTCCTGTGCAAGCATCTGGGAGGGTGCGGCACCGGTCTGCCCGACTTGCGGACACGACAATGGCCGGGATCAGAGGATCTCGAAGGCCGAGAAGATCCGCCTGGACGAGATCGAGGCTGCCGAGATCGAGGCGGCGCAGAGGGCGGCAAAGGAAGCCGAGGCGCGGCAGCGCAAGTCTGAAGAAGCCCAGTGCGTCACCCTGGACGACTGGCTGACCCTGGCAAGGAAGCGGGGCTACAAGACCGCCTGGGCATACAAGCGCCACCAGATCCGGCAGCAGCAGGGCAGGGGGCGTCGCAAGCCTACCATGGGCGCGGATGGGTGGCCGATCTGATGGGCGCGCCGGAGAAGCAGGTCGAGCGCGAGGTCAAACTGGCAGCGCAACAATGGCACCCGGTCGGGGTCCTGTTCAGGACCATGGCCGGCGGCGGCAGGCCGAAACCGTCGGCGCCTTGGATGACGTTCCTGGAGGAGGGCTGGCCCGACTACACCTTCATCCTTCGCGGTCACCTCGTCGGTGTCGAGACGAAGGCGAAGCGCGGCACGAAGCGCGAGAGCCAGGTCAACATGGCACGGACGTGGCACTTGGCGGGGGCGCCGATTCTCTTCCCGAGGTCAGGTCAGGAGTTCGTCGAGGGCGTGAAGCGTGTTCTGCCGCCGCATGTTTGGGCTCCGCCGACACCAGAGGAGCGAGCCCTGTTCGCCGAGGCTCACAGCCCCGAGTGGATCAAGCGTCCGAAGGAGTGGTTGAGGCATCGGGGCTGGCTGCCAGCTGGCGTGTGAGCGCCCGCTTAGCGCACACCTCCAGCTCATGTGCTGTCTTCTCGGGATCGTTAAGCAAGTCTTCGCGCGTCACATATGAGTGCGCCACGGCGTCCGGCTCACACCGGTCGCCGAGATGCCAGCGAAGCGTCCAGGACGAGCCGACCCGGCGGGCGATGAGCGTGCATTCGACGAAGTCACCGGGCCAACCGACGTGCGGCCAGACCTCCGCGAGCGGGCGTCGAGCCAACGCCCGGACAAACGCCCGGGCGCTGGTTTCGATGCGCTTTTCGAGGGTGGGGGTCATTAGATCACCCCCTCCCGACGGAGTTCTTCCTCGACTTCATCCGCCATTGCGGCTTCTTTTGCGTCAAGACGAGAAAGCTCTTCTGCGTTCTCAAGAATACCAAAAAGCTCTTCCGCAAGAGCATTCGCATCTGTCAAGGTTTCCAGGTCGCTGGAAAAGCAAGAAACGAAATCCCGCGATGCAGCGAGGGCCTTTGCCTTGGGGACGAAGTTAAGCTTGAAAAAATCCACGCGACCGTCTTCACCGACTCTGATTTCTTTTTTCATCCAGCATCCACCGCTTTTGTTGAAGAAGCGAGAGCGCTCTTCGCGGGACATGCCGCTGACATACGAAGCGACTGCATTGGCAACATAGTCGCAATATTCGCGCGTGCTGTTGAAGTCGGATGGTGTTTTCCTGGACATTGGATCATCTCCCTGGGTTTGTGTGTTGCCGGTTTGTTCTCATCCCGACACCCAGTAAATAGATCCGATCTCGCGCCCTCAAAACAAAACACGCAAAAAAGTTTTGTGGATGTTCAATGGCTTACGATTTTTACGGCCAAACCCCATCCACCGGCGCATCCGGATCGGGCGGCGCGGTGAGGTCGTCGAAAGCGGCCTGCGCAAGGTAGAGGCCGAACGACTGGCGGAGCTTCCAACGGAGCCCTTCGGACAGCTCGTGCCCCATGGCGGCCTCTGCGACATCCGCTATCCGCTCCGGACCGACGAACCGCATCTGCTCCTCGGTCGTCATCTGGCTCATGCGCAACTGCTCGTGGTTCGAGAAACCGGCGCGGCGGAGGCCGTCAGGCCCTGCGCACTCGAGGAATGACTGGAAGTGGTCAGGCCAGGTTCTTGTGATGGGGTTCAGCGTGGTCATGGTCATCTCCCGAGCGTGTGTGCTCTGGAGGTAGTCCCAGCGGCCGACGGGCCGTAATGCCGGCCGAACTTGGGATGCGTCCCGCCTTTCCAGCCCGACTTCGCTCTCTGTCTGTCTCTCTCGCAGGTCTTGCAGTTGCCGCGGGTAAGCCGGATTCCGTCGGCGCGGTATCGCTTCGTCGGGAATTCGGTCTCAAGCGTTGGGCGGTGGCACGTCGTGCAGCGCTTCCACCACCGTCCGTCCGGGTCGGTCCAATGCCCGCAGTGGGCGCGTTTGTGGTCGCCGGGGAGCAATGCCTGGAGATTGGCCAGCTTGTTATTCGTGCGGTCGCCGTCGCGGTGATGGATCTGGTACCCGTCCGGAATCGGGCCGTGCGCACATTCCCAGACATGGCGGTGCTCACCGATTATCTCGCCCACATCTGTCGAGAGGTGGATATACCCGTCAGGGCTTTTCCAGCGGTATTTGATGCGCTTGCGTGTGTGTGCCATGCCCGGGAGATCGTTCCCGGGCGGCTGGGTCGCTATTTGAAGTAGCGATTCAACTCGTCATAGAACTCGCTACCGAGCTCCTCGCGATATTTCTCCTCGCCCTCCCATTCGAAGACGAAGTCGTATCCCTCAGGGGTCTTTTCAACGAAAACCGCCGGATCGCGGCGATCCGGACGAGTCAGATACAGCCGCGTTCCATCGGCGTCGCGCTCTTCGAGGTTTTCATCGAATACGTTGTATGCGACTGAGAAGAGATCTTCGCCCTGGAATGCCATGCGGTCTCGGAGCCCGTTCGCGGCGAACTCGAAAGCCCATGCTTCGGCGGGTGTCGTTGTCATGCTGCCTCCTGTGAATCAGTTTGGAGGCGGTCTACCGCTTGAATATGAAGAAAAAAAGGCCCCGGCGCTGGGCCGGGGCAGTTCAAAGGATGCACCCGGATTACCCGCCGGGACGGGGTCACTCGGCCGCGATGCGAACCTTCGCGCGCATAATGTCGAAGTTCGTCGGCGAGCTATACGCTTGCGCGGCTGCCTCGTGATTGTTCGCGAAGAACTCGACTTCGCGAACAGCATAGCAGCGGACGCGCTTGCCGTTAGGCATGCGAACGCGGTCGAGGTCGCACTCTTCGCCGAGACGCTTCTTGAGAAATCCCGAGATCTGCTGGACGGTCATGCGGGGGCCACGGAGCTCGTTAATCCTCTCGAGCGCGTCGCGGGTGTTTATGACATGCTTGTCGAAGGGTGCCGCCTCGCTCTCCAGAGCGTCGTCCAGCCAGGCCTCCCATCCGCCGCGGGTTGCTTCCTGGACGACCCTCTTGTCCGGCGTGTCGGGCGCCCGACCGTGCGGATTGAAGTGCGACAGGTCGCGCGTCGCCAGAAAGTGAGCGAAACCCGAGATCCTGTCGCTGTTGATGTAGTCGTATAGTTCATCGTATTCCTCGGCCGAACGAGGCTTCGAACGGCAGATGATGACGAAATACCTGCGGTCCTGGTCTTCAATATATGCGGCATTTTCGTGATTGCTGAAAAACAGCATGTTCGCGGTATTGGGAATGAAGTATGTTTTCACATTCTTCTCGTCGATCTCCACGACCTCTTGCGTTATCAGGGGCTTCATTTTGTTCGCGACATCCTTCCGATCCCCAGTCATGATCTCCGGGACGCACACAAGTTGAGCCCTCTTCATGAACTCATTTCTGCCGCGGGCAACTGCACCGTCATCGACGGTCGCGACATTTTCGGGGCCGTAAAGACGCTTCATGGCAAGTCGGAGGGTGTCTTTGCCGACGCCATGGCTCTCGGAAATGATTAGAGGGGCGTAGTCGATCTTCTTGCCCGGGTTCTGATACCCGTATGCGAGCCAGTCGGTGAGATGACCGGCAAGATCGCGGCGACCGTCGCACAGGTAAAGGATATGATCGAGCATCGGTTTGGCATCGCCTGGCTTCGGCTCGACGTCGGACGGCGTCCACGTGTTGAGCCAGTCAACGCCGGCGTCGCGGGCGATCTCTTCATGAACACCCGGCATATACCGCTCATTGTGAACGCGCTGGGCTTGACGATCACGCGCAAGAAGCTTCATCGCATCGAACGGATGACCGTTCTCATCGATTGGCATCGCGTGCGACTGAGCGAAAGAGAGCGCACGCGTCGAGATCCAGTCTCGGGCGTGGCGGTCCCATACTTCATCGCGACGAGCGGCATAGACATACCGCTTGCGCAGCATCTTCATTGCCTCTGCGAGTTCGTCACCCTGTTCTTCGGCATCACCCAGCTCGGCCGCTTGAGCTTCTTCCAGATCACGGTTCTCAAGAACCCACCACACATGCTCAGGTTCAAAGGAACTAAGCGACGCCAGCAAATCGCGCGCAGCTCTTATGTCTGGGTCTTCGTCTCCGCCGTCATCATCGCCGTCACCGCCTTCGATGACGCGCTTGACGGCTTCGCCGGTCACTCCTGCGCCTTTCTTGCGGATGCCCGCGATGGCGTTTTTCGGTAGAGCCGAGGGTCGGCGGCTGAGCGCCGGGAATCTCTTCTTCATGACTGCATCCACCTTGCCTGTCTGTCTCTATCTCCTCCCCCTTCTGTCGCCCCCCGGGAGCTACCCGGGGGGACTTTGAGACAGAGTGGAAGGCGCGAATCAGCATCGCCCAAGGGATATGGTCCCCGCTTGCCGGTTCGTGAAACTTGTCCAATCACGAGATGTTTCACTGTATTTCAGGTAAGTGCCGGGACAGATGGACAGACAAAAGGCCCGTGGGACAGAGCCCGTGTCCCGGCTTAAATACTTGCTATGAAAAGAAAAATCGCCTCTGGGACAGACGGGACAGAGGATTCACGCTCACCACCATACACACACATACATAGTTAGATTCATACATGCGCAACTAAGTGTGTTCCCCGCGTAAGAGTATTCTATTTTCTCTGTCCCTCTGTCCCAGAAGGAAAAAAGAGTAGGAAATACCGGGATTTATGCTGGGACAGAGGACCTCAAATCGTCTGTCCCGGTCTGTCCCTCTGTCCCGGGATGCTTCGCCTCGCCAAGCCTGGCCAATCTCCCACTCCTGAACAGGAAAGGGAGCAACGTCAGATGACAGACATACAGGAGCGGGTGGAGCACGACCTCAGCCTCATTGCGGGAAATCTCGATAGCGCTTTCCCGGATTGCGCGCCGGTGATGCTGATCGCGGTGGGGCAGCAGGGCTTCATCGAGAACCGGGTCATCGCCAACCTCATGGTCGACTATGCCGGTCACGTGACCTTCACTGGCCCGGTCGTCGAGAAAGCGTATCTCCTCCTCTACCTGTTCAACTACGAGGTGCAATGGCACCGCGGCGCCCCGATGATCTGCACACTCGCAGGTGCCGCACGGCGCTTGAGTGCGCATGAGAAGCTCGAGGCGATTGCGTTATTGGGGGCCCCAGCCGGGGGTCATGGGTAATGCGGGGGGACGGGCGAGCGCAGCGTTTTCGTGTCCGTAGTGCTAAAAAATTGGGCGCACAACGACATCGGGCCAGAGGCCCCATTTCTACTGGGAGAGAAAGGGGTTTCGCATGTCCAGCCGTCAGGATCCAAAGTCCGTCTCAGTGTCGGAAGCCGCGCGCTGGGTCGGCGTCCGTCGCCAGACGCTAACGGAGTGGCTGAACGCGTGGGGCGTGGACTATTCCGACGGCGTGAGCGTGCCGGAAATTTTCAAACTGAAAGTTGAGGCCGAGAAGCGCGACGCGATCGAGAAGGCCCGGCGCGAGTTTGGCGGCGGTGAGGACGGCGGCGACGGCATGACCGAAAAGGAGGCCGTCCGTCGCAAGCGCGTGGCCGATGCCCTGATCCGTGAAAACGACCTGGCCCGAGAACTGAAAGCGGTCGTCCCGCGCGACGCGATCCTCGACGCAGTGGGCGGCATGTTCTCCATCGCGAGGTCCAGGTTGCTCGCCATCCCGGGCGCAGAGGCCCCTGACCTCGCCTTGCTCGAAGATGAGGTGGAAGTCGCCGAGCGGCTCCGCCACGCGATCGACGCGGCGCTGTCGCCGCTGGACGAAGAGAAGGTCGTCAAGAAGGCGGCCGGAAAATGAGCACCGCCGTCGTCGGAGACAACTACGCCGAAAGTCTGGCTGCGTTCCAAGAGGCGCTGGAACTGGTTCGCGACGCAACGTTCGGCCCTTCGCCACGCCTGGACTTCGAGACGTGGGCGCGCCAGAACGTCGTCCTATCGCCGGAAACGACCGCGCGGCCGGGGCCGTTCCGGCCGCTGCTTTATCAACCCGGCATCATGGAGGCGATCTCCGATCCCCGGATCCACACTGTGTCCGTCGTCAAGCCGACCCAGGTCGGCTACACGGCGCTGCTGGAGCTCGCCATCGCGTATTTCCTGGAACACGACCCAAGCGCGATCTTGTTCTACATGCCTACGGACGCGGACGTGCGCCGGTTCCACGACGACCATTTCATGCCGATCGTCAAGAACACGGCCGCGCTGGACGCCATCCTGCGCCGCGACGGCGAGTGGAACATCCGGCGCACGGACAAGGGATCGCGGGTCACGTTCCTGTCCGCGTTCAACGTCAAGAACGTGCAGTCGCACCGCGGCCGGGTCGCGATCATCGACGAGATTTCAAGCGACGCCTACAACCCAAGCGGGGCGATCAAGGAAGACAAGATCAACGCGGCCATGGAAAGGACCGCTTCCTTTCCGATGCGCAAGAACATCATCGGCGGAACGCCCAGCGTCGCCGGGCGGTGCCGCATCACGTCCTGGTTTCTTCGCGGCGACCAGCGGCGATGGTTCGTTCCAGACCCCGAGACGGGCGAACTGCACGAGCCGGTGTTCGGCGACCGATCAACGCCCCACGGCCTAAAATGGGACGGGCGCGATGCGTCGAGCGTGCGCTACCGTTTCCCGTCTGGCGCGGAACTGACGGAGCGGGAATTCGACCGCGACCTGATGCCCGAGGGTTCTTTCGTCCCGACGGCGGAAGGTGAGCCTGGGCATGCCTCGTTCGCGTTCAATGCGTTGATCTCGCCAATGCCCGGCGCGAACTGGGACACGATCTGCCGCAAGTGGTTCGAGGCGCGGGACCAGGTGCGCGAGAATCCCGGCCCGATGAAGTCGTTCTACAACACGGTCCTGGGCCAGGCCTTCGAGGACTTCGAGGCCAAGAAGGGCGTGAAGAGCCTGCATGAGTTGCAGGAACTGCAAGAGCACTACGAAACCGAGGTGCCGCCCGACGTCAACTTCCTGACCGCTGGCGTGGACGTGCAGTCCGGCGAGGGCGGCTGGTTCGCGGTGAAGGTTGTGGGCTGGGGCTACAACGAACGCGCGCATGTCATCGGCTACTGGGTCCTCAAGCCCGACCGCCCGTTCGACGGCGTGCACGAAAAGGCCCTCCTGGAAGAGTTCCTGCGCCGTCCGTTCAAAGGGGCGAACGGGCAGTCGTTCTTTATCCAGGCGGCCGCCATCGACTCCGGCGGGCACTGGACGCAAGAGGTCTACGACTTCGCAGAAGCGAACCGGGGCCGCCGGTGGTGGGCGATCAAGGGGCGGGCGCAAGCAAGCGGCGAACGGCTTCCGGTCTGGCCGAAGGAGGTCTCGGTTTCGGACAAGGGGAAGTTCTACATCGTGGGCGTCGATGCCGCGAAGGACACGCTTTTCCGGCGTCTCCACGGCGACGGCGACGCGCCCACCGCCATACGGTTCCCGCTGAACCAACTTGCCGGCGCGGTGCCCATGGACGCCGACTTCTTCGGCAAACTGACCAAGGAAAAGAAGGTGTTCGAGCCGGGAAAGGCGCACCACAAGTGGTCTTCACCGCGCGGCCAGGAGCCTTGGGACTGCCTGGTATATGCCTACGCCGCGCTGCAAGGGCTGCGGTCGCTTCCCGGAGGCAACAGATTCGCCGCCTGGACAGGCAAGCCTCCCGACGAAGCGGCCCGCCTGGCCGCGCAGCGCAAGCGCCATGCCCAGGAAGGCGCGGCGGATCCAGGCAAGCCCAAGCCCCCAAAGCGCAAGCGACGTTGGGGCGTGGTGGCGTAAGCGGCCGGCGAACAAAGGCCCCACTTCCCTTGGAAGAACCCAAGGGATCCGCGCATGCTCATCCGCTTTCGTAGCCTATCCGACGCCGACCTCGAGGCCATGCTGGCCTCGCTTGTCGAGCAACAGCACTCCGGCGTCGCGTCCGTCTCGCAGAACGGCGAGTCGATCACCTTCTCCACGCCCGAGAAAATCGAGCGAGCGATCCAGCGGCTCGAGGCCGAGATCCAGCGCCGCGAAGACGTCGCGGCCGGGATCACGCGGCGGAAGTCGTGGGTGTCCTATCCCACCGGCTCGAAAGGGTGGCTGTGATGACCGACCGCAAGCAACCCGCACCGTCCTCCGATGGCAAGCCGCGCGTGCGCGTGAAGGCGCAGGCCACGCGCCAGCAAGTCCTGCGCAAGCAAGGCGGGCGGACGCTGAATCTGGGCTCCCAGGTTCAGGGCGTCCGGGCCATGTATGAGGCCGCCGGTGGAGGTCGTCGGTCGGAAACGTTCGTCGGAGCGACGGGCTACACGGCGAACTACGAACTCGGTCGCAGCCTGGACCTCATCCAAAAGCGCGTCGGCTACGAAATCCGCAATAACCCGATCGCGGCCAGGATCCTCGATGTGGTTACGCGGACGACTGCCGGCCTGCGTGGCCCGCAGCCGAAATTTCGCGACCCCGAACTGCGCCGCCTGTGGAAACGCTTCGAGAAGCGATGCGACGCCAACGGACGGTTGTCCTGGGGGTCCATGGTAAGCCTGGCGATGCGCGAAACGGCCGGCGCGGGCGAGGTTTTTGCCTGGACGCGCGAGCGGTCCCTGGACGATGTGGAACGCGGCATGGCCGCCGTCCCATTCCAAGTCCAGCTGATCCCCTCCGCGCGCGTCCCGTTGGCGAAGCCGCATGTCTTGGACCTGAACCTCGAGCCGGGCGCGGAGTATCGCCACGGGATCGTCTTCAGGGGGCCGGGCCAGCGCGACGCCTATGTGATTTTGAAGCGCCACCCGCGCGACGGCGACCCCACCGGTTTGACCCGCGACGATTTTGTCATCGTGCCTGCCGAGGCCGTCCTGCACGTCTACCAAGAGCGTGAGCCCGGCCAACTGCGCGGCGAACCCTGGCTGGTTCGCTCACTGACCCGTCTTCACGAACTGGACCAGTATATGGACGCGGAGCTCGTCAAGAAACAATTCGCCGCGAAAATGACCACGTTCTACAAAGCGCCCCAGACCACGACCTCGGGTGCGGACGTCATCACCGACGCGTCTGGGGAGGTCGAAGAGGTCGAGGATGAATTCATTCCCGGCCGGATCGACGCCGGGGCTGCCGTTACGGTGCCGCCTGGATGGCAGATCGAAACGCCGCGGGCGCACGAAGTCGGCGGGGATTTCCAAGTCTTCGTCCGGCAAACCCTGATGGAAGCCTGCGCCGCGGCGCACGCGCCGTATGAGTTGGTCACCGGGGATTTCTCGCAAACCCCCGAGCGGGTCCTGCGCTACTACAACAAGACGGTCTACGAGCCTGTGTTGGCAGCGCGCCGGGCCATGTTGGAAGACTCTTTCTGCGGCCCGATCGCCTACCGCTTCGTCCAGGAGGCCTTCAACGCGGGGCTTTGGACGCCCCCGGCCGGCGAGACGTGGGAAGACCATGCAGAGCCGGAATGGGCCTGGACGCCGATCCCGCACCCGAACCCGGCGCAAGAGATCGGCGCGATGCGCCAGGCAATCGCCACCGGCGTGCAGTCCATCTCCGGCGCGATCCGCGAACTCGGCCGCGACCCCGACGAGGTGGCCCGCGAGATGCGCGAGGACCTGGAACGCTTCGACGGGCTGCCCATCGAAGCGGTCATGAAGGCGGCCGCCGGGCGACGTGAAGAAAATTGAGCGACCCCGGATCGAAGGCCCCACTTCCTATGCAGCAAGGAGATTTCGCTTTGAAAGACGAACTCAAAACCCAAGGCATCTCGGGCACCTTTGCCTTCGCCTTCCTCGAGTCGCAGGACCCGACCGTCGTGCGCGTCGCGCTCGACGGCCCGATCGGCATGCGGATGGAAGAGGCTGACGGCACCTTTTATGGCGCCACGGCCTCATCGTTCTTGAACGAGGTCCAGGAACGCCTGGCTGACGTCGAGGGCATCGAGACCGTCGAGGTGGACCTCAACTCGCCAGGCGGGATCTTCAACGACGCCGTGGCGATCGCCACCGGCCTGCAAAGCCTCGGACTCCGCGTCCGGTTCCGCACTGTGAGCCTGTCCGCATCGGCCGCCGCTTACCTCGCCGTCCTCGGAGACGAGCACCTGATCGCCGAAGACGCTTCGATGATGATCCACCAGGCGTCCGGCGGCGTTTACGGATCCGCTGCCAAGATCCGCTCCTATGCCGAAAGCGTCGAACAGACGAACGCGACGATGGTCAAGCGGCTGTCGGAAAAGTCCGGCAAGGACGAAGACGAGATCGCCGCGCTGATCGACGGCAAGGATTACTGGATGACCGGCCTGGACGCCGTTGCCATGGGGTTCGCTGACGGCCTGATCGAGCCGCTCGGGATCACCGCTTGCGCGACGCCCGAGGACCTCGCCGCGCTGAACGCGCCCGAGGAACTGGCTGCCAAGGTTGCCGAAGCGGCAGAGGCGGAAGCCGAAGCCGAAGACGCCGAAGACGCCGAAGCCGACGCGGGCGAAACGACCTCCGTCGAAGACGCCCCCGAAGAGGAAGAGTTCACCGCCGAGCAAGAGGCCGCCGTTCGCGCCGCTTGCGAAGCGCTCGAAGCAAGCGACCGCGCCGAGGAGTTCATCTCCGCGCGCGCGTCCGTCGCAGACGTTCGCCGTGCCGTTTACGCGGCCCGCGCGAAAAAGGCCGATGCCACGGGCATCGACCCCACCGCTCCCCCGGCCGGCTCGCCGGCGGATCCTGACGCTGCGTCGCTGCACAAGTCGCGCCAAAGCGTCTTCGCCCACCTGAACAGCAAAAAGGTTTGACGAATGTCTCTCATGTTCAACACCTCGGACTTCACGGCGAGCCGTCTCACGACCCGCGCCAACGACGCCGAGCGCATCCCTTTCATCGAAACCCAGGCCCGGCGCCTGTTCCGCGAAGAGCCGATCATCGGCGAGACCGCCCAGGTCGATCGCGAACAGTTTGGCACCACGCTGCTCCCCAGCGTTGCCAAGGGCACCACGGCGGGCGCACAGGCCTCGACCCGTTCGCGCCAGACCACGCCGGTCAACGCGATCAAGGTCGGTGACCGTCTCGTCATCACCCCCACCCAGATCGCCAACGTGCGCCAGACGGGCCTCCAGGCCGGCCAAGAGGTCGCCCTCGAGTCCTTCAACAGCCTCGTGGACAAGGGCCTCGCGGAAAAGTTCGCGAACGTCGATCACACCATCGAGTATCTGTGCATGACCACGATCCTCGGCACGACCATCGACCCCACCGACCAGAGCACCATCGCGATCAACTATCCGACCCTGTTCTCGGTCTCGCAGCCCGCTTACGTGGACCTGCTTCTGCGTGAGGCCTCCCCCGAAGAGGGCGCTCTGCGCGCGCGGTTCCACACTGCGCTGACCAACATCCGCAACAACCTCGGCGGCATCGTTCCCACCGGCTACATCGCCTTCTACGCGCCCGATGCGTGGGGCGACTTCCAGGCGCATCCCGAGCTGCGCGACGCGTTCCGCCGTATGGACGACGGCTCCTTCCTGTCCTCGTCTTCGTTCGGCGGCGTTCGCTTCGCCGGCATCGAGCACGTGGAATACCGCGGGCCCGGCCTGGCGGCTGGCGAGGTGGTCATCGTTCCGACCGGCGTCTCCGGGATGCTCGACCTGTTCTACGCGTCCGGCGACAAGCTGCCGTTCGTCAACGAACTGGGCCAGCCCCGCTACGTCGTTCCGCGCAACGAGGACGACCCCTTCCAACTGTTCGGCGAAGGCGCCGAGTGGGAGATCGCGTCCCGCGTGGTTCCTGTCAACCTGCGGCCCGAAGCGGTCCAGCGCTGCTACGCCGACAACACCACGGTGTAAGGCCTGATCGCCTGACCTGACAAAGGCCCCGCCCCCTACGGGGCGGGGCTTTCTCTTTGGAGACCCGCATGCGCTTCGACATGTCCAAGTCCTTGATCCGGGCGCTCGGCCGACCGGCGACATACACCGCCCCCGGTGGTTCGCCCGTTTCCGTGCGCGCGAAGGTCCAGGACGCGGACGAAACGTCTTCCATCCCTGGCCTCGGCTCCGAAGTGGGCACCCACGACGCGGTTGCTTTCGTCGCGGCGTCGGCTGGCGTCGAGCCGGGCGGGGTGTTGGAGCAAGCGGGCACCACATACGAAGTCTTCGACACGACGCCCGACCTGGACGGCCTGGTGCGCCTGAACCTCATGCGCATCGCCGGCGACGGCGTTTCGCGTTGGGACTTCGCCTCTCCTGGACGCGTGATGCGCACGGAGAACGTCGAGCACAGCGGCGCGCAGATCCGGGCCCACGTCAACGCGCAAGCGGAGGTCTTCGAGACCGACGGCTACGGCGTGCCGGTCCAGACCGTTCGGACGGTCATCTTGGTGGACGAAACGGAGGGCGAGGCGATCGCCGAAGGCGACACGCTGACCGTGCGCGGCCAGGCCCGCCACGTCTTGCGAAACGAAAGAACGGGACGGCGCACACGCCGCGTTGTGGTCCAGTGAGCCGCGACATCGACTGGTCCCTGGGCGGGCTCTCGCGGCGCCTGGAAGCGCAAATCCGCAGGGAGCAAAAGCGCGTGGGCCGCGCGATCGGCAGAAAGTTCGTCTCCAAGCGCAAGCGCCGCCTGGGCAACGCGTCCCGCCGCCGGAAAGCCGGCGTTCGGCATGTCGTGGGGCGCGATGGCGAACTGGTTCTCCTGGACCTCGCGCCGATGGCATACAGCCAGGAGTTCGGCGCCATCATCCGGCCCGACCAGGCCCGCGAACTCTTCATCCGCGCCGGCGAAGAGCCCGGCCCCGGCGAGCGCCCTTTTCGCCGTGGCGACTACCTTTTCGCACAGGGGCGCGACGGCCGGCCCCGTCTTCTTGGCGTCTACAAGCGCCAGGTCCGCGTGGACCGCGTGGCGCCCGGCCGCCGCTTCTTCAAACAAGCCGACCCCCTCATCGACGAGTATTTCGACGCCATGCGCGACATCGAAATCGACCTGTAAGGAGCCGAAAAATGGACCGCGCCGAAGAGATCCTCCAAGCCTTGGTCGCCATCTGCCAGGGCCTTGGCGTCCCCACTGAATTGGACCGCCGCGCCTCTGTGGACGCGGGCGACTGCCCCCTCTTCGTCGTCCGGACGGGTGTGGAGGAACTGGCCCCGGTCGGCAACGAGCGCGTGGAAAACTGCGGCTCGCAGTGGACCATGGCGCCCCAGGTCGAACTCTATTTTGTGTCTTCGGATCCGGCCACGGCCCGCGCGGAGTGCGTGCGCCTGTGGAGCGAGTTTCGGGCTGCGTTCTTCGCGTCTCCCATCCTCGGCATGCTTGCCCAGGGCACGCTCCCCGAGATCGAGCGGAACATGGTTTCGCCTTCCTCAAATCCCCAGATCTCGGGTTTTTTCATCGACCTCAACTTGACCTTCCGACGGTAAGCGGGGCCGCCCGAAAGGCCCCATTTCCTCCATAGCAACAGGAGCACCAAGCCATGTCTTTCCTGCCCAACGGCAACAACACGACGATCCTCACGTCGCAACTCTATGCTCGCAAGCCTTCCGAAGTGCGCCCTGCGTCGGTGGGTTTGACGCAGACCTTCACGTTCACGCCGACGAACGAAGTCCGGCGTCTCGAGAACAACAACGACGGCGCTTCCGTCCTGGTCGCAGAACGCGGCATCCAACGCGGCGCCACGGTCTCGATCACGGCCGACGAGATCACCGCGCGAAACCTCGCGTTTTACATGCTCGGCGACGCCGTGGCCTACACGCAGAGCGCGGCGACCGGCGAAGCCCTGTCCGAAAGCGACATCGTGGCCGGCCAGATCACGGCCCTGAACGGACGCAACGCGACGAACATCGCGCTGACAGACGACGCGGCTGCCGCGCTCGTCGAAGGCGTGGACTACACGCACAACGCCGCTGCAGGATATCTTCTCTGGCTCCGCGACATGGCCTCGGCCTCCGGGACCTACGACCTTCCGGCGATGACCGACGCGGACAACGTTTCGACGATCGACCTCCTGTCCCGTTTGCAGGGCGAAGAGGTCTACCTCACGGCGTTGCCCACGAACGACGGCCCGAAGATCATGGTGGAAAACGTCCTGGTTCGCCTCAACCCGACCGGATCCATGTCCCTCATCGACCAGGGCAACAACTTCGCCACTATCGAATTCGAGGGCACGGCGCGCTACGACGCAACGCAGCCCAATAGCCCCTTCGGCCGCGTCACGCACCTCCCCGGATAACCTCCCCCCGCTCCTGTTCAGGCCCCGCCACCGGCGGGGCCTTTGCTTTGCGCGGTGCCGTGCTGAAGGCCCCATTTCCCTACCAAAGGAGACCCCCACATGAGCCTTCTCGACCTTCTTCCCCAGTCTCGAACCGTCGAACTCGCCGGCGGGCGCGTGGAAGTCCATCCCGCTCGGATCCGCGACCTTCTCGCCATCTTGGCGCGTCACCGGGCATCCGCCGCAAGCCTGCAAGAGGCCATGCGCTCCGACGAGCCCGGCGCACTCCGCGACGCCGTTGTGCGTCTCGGAGCGGGCTTCGTCGATGACGTTTTGGACGTGGCGACGCGATCGGATCCCGGAACCGCGGCGCGCGCCACCCTGACCGCCGGCGACGAACTGGAAATCGTCGGGACGTTCATCGACCTGACCTTGCCTAAGGAGCAGTTGGGAAACGCGCTGGCCCGGTTCGACCGCATGGAGGCGGCGGTCGGATCGGGCGGCAAGAATGGGAGCAAGCCTGGCTCGACGCCTTCGACTTCCTCCGCGAACACGGCGCCGACGCCGACCCCCTCGACATGACCCCCGCCCAGTTCCTCGCCGAGCTGGGTCTCGCGGACCGGCGCTACAGGCGCCGGCTGCTCCAAGACTACAGCGTCGCCCGCGCGGCCGCACACGCTGACAAAGACGGCGACGCACAAGTGAGAAAGGCCTTGGGCAGTGGCTGAACGCGGAAGTAAGATACTTCGTCTTCTCTTCGACGCTGACACGCGTGACGCGGTGAAGCGAATTTCAGGCCTCGAGTCGAACCTCGAGAAAGCCGGACGCGAGGCGCGCGAGGCGCGGGACAGCATTTCCGACGTGGGCGAGGGTGTGGCGGAGTCCACCCAGGAGGCCGACAGCGCCATGCGCCGCCTCGGCATAACATCGGAGTCCCAGGCCAGGCGGTCGATCGAACGCTTGGAAGAGGCCGTTCGCACCGTCGAAGAGGCTCACCGCGCGGGGACCGCCACCGCCGGCGACGTGGAGCGAGCCCAGGAGCGGCTCGCACAGAAAACGAAGCGCTGGGCCCGACTGACGGAAACCCAGGTGGACAACGCCTTCACGCGTCCCCTGCGACGCGCCCAGGAGCGACTGACCGCTTTCGGCGGCCGCCTGCGCAGTGTTGGAGGCGCTGCGGGCCGATTGGGCGCGATCGGCGGCGCGGCCTTGACCGGCGGCCTGACGCTGACCGCGCGCGAAGCCTTCGAAGTGCAGCGAGCCGCGGACGTTTCGGGGCTTGACCTCGACCGAATCCAGGAAGCCGGCTTCGCGGCTCAAGCATATGGCGTCACCATCGAGGATCTCGGCGACAAGCTGAAAGATGTAAACGACAAGTTCGCGGACTTCTTCGAAACAGGTGCAGGGCCGCTGAAAGACTTTTTCGAGAACGTCGCGCCGCAGATCGGCCTGGACGCCGCGGCCTTCGAAGACATGGATGCGCTCGACCGGCTGCTCGCGTTCGTCGAGGCGCTGGAAAAGTCCGGCCGCACGCTTGAAGAGGGGAGCACGTTCTACCTCGAGGGCATCGCGTCCGACATGACCGCGCTTCTGCCGCTTCTCGAGAACGGCGGAGAAGAACTGGAGAGTCTCATAGCTCGGTTCCGCGAGCTGGGCCTGGGTTTCACCGAAGAGGAAATCGCCTCTTTCCAAGAGGCCCGCCAAAACACAAACGAACTCGGCGCGGCGTTTCAGTCGCTTGGGGCCGAGATTATGAATGCCGGCGTGGGCGACGCGTTCGACCAAGTAGCCGACATGGCCGTGACCGCCATGGGGCGAATTGAGGAGGCGATCGCCCAGACTTCGTCTTTTCTCCGCGAAAGCGACAGCGGTTTCGCAGAGGCTTTCCGCAACTCGTCGCTCGGCGGTCTCTTCGGTTACGACGAAACCATGCCGCCCGCCGTGGGGCAGATACCGGCGGAAATGCGCAACACTGGTCCTGCGCAACCCGCCGGCGGCGAGGATCTTGGCACGCTGACGATCCGCACGGACAGCGGCGACCGAACCGTCTTTACCGACCGCTCGACGGCTGAGGCCCTGGCGCAGGACGCTCGCCGGCAACAGCGCACGCAGTCTGTCAGGTCACCCCGTTTCACAAGGAGTGCGCAATGACCGTTCCTGAGACATACCTGTCGCTGACGAAGCCGGATGGGACCTCGATCGAGTTTCCGACGAACTCGGCGACCTACCTGAGCGTCGCCGTCGAACAGACGAACGCGGGCGAACTCGTCGAAGACGTGAACGGCAATCTCGTGGACCTGACGGACCCCGCGTTCCGCAAATACCGCGTCTCTCTGTCCTGCCGCCAGAACGTGCAACTACCCGCCGTGGCCGGTCTGTGGCGCGGACAGGAACTCACCGTCGCGCTGCCTACGACGCTTCGCGAACCGGGCTCCACGCCGTCCAGGACGGCCGTTTCGGGATCCGTCCAGGTTGTGGGCGGCTACGTCGAATACCGGCCGGTCCTGACCGTCGCGGTGGACTTCAACTCGCTGGAAGAAACCGAGTGGCAGGGCATGTCGTCGGGGTGGCGGCTGACGCTGCTTGAGAAGCCGGCGGCGGCGCAAATCGACCCCATCCCCCTAAACCCAGAACTGCAAATCACCGGAAACACCTATCCAGGAGGAGTCTTCACAGTGTCCAGCACATCAGGAACCCCCGTCAACGTGACGGTTACGCTCGACGGCGTTTCCATCGACCCCAACGCCACAGGCGGCCTTTCCTTTACCATCCCCTTCACCGCGTCCTCGGACGGCGTACTGACCATCGACGGCGACGTCGCGGTGGACACCGATCCGATCGAGGAGCCGTTGAGCGGCACGACCTGGGTCATTCCGCTCGCGACGCAGTCGAACATGCTCGGGCGCGCCGCAGATAGCGCGGATGCGTGGCCCGCGAACGTGCAGTTCGCAGCCCAGGACGGAAGCCTGATCGCCCCGTCGGGCAGCATTCCCTCGGTTGCCGGTGACTCCGGCCCTTTCACGCTCGCGAAGCATTTCGCGATCGCCTTCCTCGCTGCGCGCCCGAACGACAACCTCATCTTCGTGCCTGGCGCCGATGGCGGCACGGGCTTCGCGAACGGGAACTGGAACCCTGGCGACGTTCTTTACGAGAACCTGCGGACGCTGACGAATACCGTTCTGTCGAACAACCCCGAGGCGGTCCTGCGCTGCGTCCTCGTCCAAGGCTTCGAGAGCGACGCCGTGAATGCGATGTCTGTCTCGGCGTTCAACGGGGCGGTGGCGGCGTTCATCGATGGCCTGAGGTCCGCCTGGAATGCCCCGGACCTGCCCTTTGTCTTCGGCGAGATGGCAGACGATTTCGTGGGCACGAATGCCGACCGGATCGCGATCCGGGATGCAGCCCTGGCTATCCCCCAGTTGCACGACCGGGTCGCCATTGCCTCGAGCCGGACGCCGAACGTCCTCGACACCTACGACAACACGCACTTCACGACTGCCGGGCTCGTCGAGCTGGGCGCACGCCACTACGCGGCGCTGTCCGTGGCAGATACATGGCAGGCGCCGGAGCCCGAGGTTCTCGGCGTGACGCGGGTTACGAGTGCCGAGAGCTCGGCATCGTCCTCGAGCTATGTCTTCAATGACGTCCCGGTCGATGACGGCACGGTGTTCGTCGCCGTGACGATGCGCGGATCAGGAGATCCGGAGCTTACTTCCGTGACCGTGAATGGCGCCGCGGCGTCTCTCGTCGGTCGCCGAGAGGCGGCGACTGGAGGGCAGCAAGAGACGGGAATCTACCGCGCAAACGGCGTGGCCGGCCCGATCGCGACTGTCGTCGTCAACGTTTCTTCTCAGGCTGACCGCTGCGGCATCGTCGCCTGGTCCGTTTCCGGAGCGGGATCGGCCAGCTTCTTCTCGACTTCCGACGGCTCGGTGGACACGCTCTCGACAAGCCTCGACGTCCCCGCCGGCGCGCTTGTCCTCGGTCACGCGACGACGGTCCCGTCAAATGGCTCAGGCCTGGTCTGGTATGGTCTCGATCAAGACATCTCAGGCCGCGAGGTGTCTTCGAACTATGCTCACACCGCGGCGTCTCGCCTGTTCTCCGTCCGAGAGAAATACCATGTCGTAGCGGTCGAGGCCGGCGCCTCGATGAACCACTTCGTTCTCGCGGGGGCCCTGATCTCGCCGCAGGCTTGACTTCAAAAAACGGGGCGGTCCCTCGGGGCCGCTCCGTAGAGCGACCCGCCATGCCGGGCCCCATCTCCCAGGAAAGGAGCCGCATCATGACCCTTTATTTCGCCGTCTCCGATGCCCCCGAGCCCTTCGACGCGGAAACGCACAGCCGGCAGGACCTGGGCAATGTGCTCGAACTGACCATCGCGCAGCGGGAGTCCGAATATGCGATCGCGGAAATGCGCGTGCAGAACCCGAAAACCGCGCTCGCAAACCGCTGGCTGCACATCTCCGAAGACGGCAAGCATCTCTTCCATGGCGAACTGTCCCCCGCGCCGCGCGGCACGGTCGGCGCGGCTTACTACCTTGACGCCGTGGCCCGCCCCGCTGACGCCGAGACGCAGAAAGCGGCCCTGGCTGAAAGCCTGAAAACCGCGCCGGGATGGGATGCACTTTTCGCGACGCCTCAGGACGACCTTTCGGACGTCCTCGCCGGGCATGGCCTACTGCCCGCCTGGGATCGGAAGGCTCTGACCGTCTCGACTGTGGACCCCATCGGCACCGCGCCCACGCTGGACGTTGTTCCTCTGCGCGGCTCGCTTGACGTCCAGTCCGACGACACGGCCCCGGCGAGCGCTTCCATGACGCTGACGGCCGAGTGGCGCCAACTCAACACGCAGGTCCACGACGTGGGCGGGCGCATTGGGCGCTTCGAGACGCTGACGCACAAGGGCCTGGTCTCCGGCTGGCCCCGCGCGGGGCAGTCTCTCGGTGGCGGCTACCGTGTCCTCGAGTCCGAACTCGTCGAACGCGAGCGCGACCGAGAAGACCTCACGTCTTCCTATGACCTGGGCGTTCTCGCCTTCGACCCCGAATGGGAAGCCGCGGGCAACGACCCGGCGCCGGCGCAGAAACGTGTTTTTGAGCCTCGCCTGGTTCTCGAACATCAGTTCGAGGTTCGCCGCACGGAGACCGCCACGGTCACGCTTGAAGCCGGCGTACAGCCGGTCATCCGGTCGGACGAAACCGAGTCCGAAGAAGTGAAATTGAACGACATCACGGCGACCTCGTCCGCCTCGCCATGGCAGCCAGAGACGAACTACCAGGAAGGCGACCAGGTAGTAGACGGCGGGCGGATCCTACAAGCGCGCCGGGATCACTTTTCTGGCGATCGCCTCAACGCAAGCGACTGGCAGGCCATCGGGGAGACGTCCTACATCTCGTCCCGCCGCGTCGGATCATTTTTCAAAACCGAACGCGGCCAGGCGGCGCTTGCCCACGCGGCGGAGCGGCTGAAGGCTCGGCTTCGTTTTGCGGCCCGGTCCGTCCTGGTTTCGTGCGAGACCGGCATGCCGGACCCTGACGCGCTGACGCATGACACGGTTGCGACCGTATCCGACCCATCGCTTGTGGGTGGCTCCGTGACCGGCCGCGTCGTGGACTACGCGTTGACGTGGGCCAACGGGCGTCGTTCGGCCACGCTGACCGTGGCGTGCGCGGCGGGCACCGGCGGGACTGGCGAACCCACGCTTGGCGAACCCACGGGCGCGGTCCCTACGGCCCGCTCGCGCGTCGATGTGTCCCTCGAGGCCCCATTTTCCGTTCAAGAGCCGGCGTATGCGGCAGGCGACCCGGTTCCGGAAACGGTGCTGCGCGTCGAACCCGGCCCCGCCCCAGCGGCGGACTTTGAACAGAGCGTCGAGGTTCCGGTGACGGGCACCCTGGCGATCCCACAACAGGTGACCCTGGTATGACCTTCCAACGCAAACTTTTCGCCGACGCACCCCGCGAAAACTGGGGGTTCGACGCCTCGCCTACGGGCGACCCGGAGAAAGCCGGCGTCCTGGAAGTGCGCGGCGGCCATGCGTTCCGCTCGCTTCCTGCTCATGTCGAGAACCGCGAACACCGGATCGAACACCTCCTCGAAACGACCACAGACCTCAACACGCTGCGCTATAAGGAAAACGATGGCGCGATCGACCCAGCCCTCGCGTCTCGCTGGATGCTGCGCGCGTCCGGCGATTTGACGATTTCGCTGGAGAAAACCCCGGCTGTGCCGGGCGATCAGATCCATCCTCTGGGCGTTGCCCGTCAACGTGAGGCCGATGTGGAGGTCGTCATCTACAGCGCAGCTGCGGTCAATATCACATGGCCCTCGGGCGTCCTTTGGGGGCGCGCCGGCTACGAATTGACCGGCGATCCCGCGACGCTGAACGAACTGCCGGGACCGCCTGCGAACCCGCGCCCGGCGGGCACCGCCGACCGGTTCATGCTGCGCTACAACGAACGCACGGGCGAGTGGTGGGCCACGGTCACGCACACCGCGGTCGCGGCCGCTGACCCCTCCACGCAGCCACCCGACACCACGGTCCCCGAGCCGCCCGAAGACGACGACGGCGGCGAGGATGGCCTGGACTCGGACCAGACGCCCGACAACGACTACACAGACCCAGAGACCGGCGATACGCTGACGCCCGAAGCGATCCCGCCCACGACCTCGGAGGCGGTCGTCTATGCCCTCCATGGCGCAGCCATTTCGCGCTCGCTGGACGGCGGCGCAACCTGGACGCGATGGACTGCGCCTTCCGCGCCCTACGCGTTTTCGGCGCTTCCTGGATCCGTTGCGATCGCCACTATTTCCGGCGAACTGCGCTACGCCGCATCGAACGCCCTGGGAAACGGGTGGCTGAACGTGCCTTTGACCGTGGACTATTCGCTTGAGATTCCGGTCCCGAACGGCGGCTTTGAAACGGGCGCGCTCGCGCCCTGGACGCTCCATGCCGGGACCGCGCCCGTCCTGCGCGATGGCGCTTTCCCGCCGCAAGAGGAGGGCTCCTTCAACGTCGGAGCGGACCCCATGGCCGCGTCGCCGGATTTCGAGATCGGGCAGGTGCTGACTGTCCCGCCCGAGGCCAATGCCGGCGTGGAGGTCACCGTGCGCGCCTTCGTGGGCGACCCTGTGCTTGGCGCTTCCTCGGCCACGCTCGAGGTTGCGACGCAAAAGCGGGTCGCCTCGCTGAACACCGGGCTTTCCTACTCTGGAACGATCATCCAGGGTTTCGCAACGAGCCCGGAAGGATACGCTCTCAACCTCGAAATTGAGAGCGGAGGCATGGACGGTTTTACCGGAGACGGAGCGGGAAACACGAAGACCATCGCCATCAAATACGCTTCCGACGGATCGCTTTATGAAGGCCCGTGGGCCCTGCCTCTGACGGACTTTGACCCGGTAGAGAGCGTCCAAGTTTGGGCGGCGGTTGTGGAAAGCGTTGTCATCCCTGACGGGCAAGATATCTCGGTGACTGAAGCGTCTACCCTTACCATCACCGCCGGGGTTGATGACCAAGACGCCGCCATCATCTTCCGCGCCGGACGCGTCCAGGTCACTTTCAACCTGAACAACTCGCGCATTGGCATTTTGCCGACCGTTGAGATCGCTGACGCAGTGGAGGCGCAAGAAGCGCCATCCATCCCCGTGCGCTCCGACACGACAACCGACACAGACGGCCAGTGGCAGACGCTGCGCGTCGAGCTCGGGAAGGTGGAGGGCGGCCTGGACGTTCGGCTGATTGGCACAGGCCCAAGTGTGTATTTCGACAACGTCAAAGTTTCCGCGAGCGGCTTCGAGACGAACAACGTCTCCACTGTCGCGCAAGACCGGATATTCGCCCGGCATGTTGCGTTCACGACCGAGGGCGCTTTCGACGTGCGCGACGGCGGCTACACGTACCTCGGACCCACTCCTTTCCGCGCGTTTTATGCCGCGGCAAGCGGTGAAGGTCTACTGATTGCAGGAAATGCTGGGCAAATCGCGTCTTCAATGGACAGCGGCTCAACCTGGCGAACCGCGACGCTCCCCGATGTGAACGGCGTATACCGCTCGCGCGGCGACTTTCTCGCAACGACGACAGACGGAAAGGTTCATCGCTTGGATCTGACGACCGGCGCGGTCTCCGAGCTGCACGCGGGGGATGCGGGGGCGAGCCTGGCAAGAGACCGGTTCAGGACACAATGGATGGGCACGAAGGACGGACCCGGAGTCTACCAGACGCGCGACTTTTCGACCTTCACAGACCTGCCGGCGCTGCCACAGTCCGCGACCGCGGGGAATGGCGCCGGAGACCGCGGAATCCTTCCGCTCGACATAGGTCGCGTCCTATCCACGTCCGGCACCGGCCGCGATCTGCTCTGGTATGACGAAGGCCACGGTTCCTGGCGCGTTGGTTTCCCGCTCGGCGAGGGCATTTTGGATCTTCAGGAAGCGACGTAGCGCGCGAGAATAGAGCGGGGGCTCCATTTCCAAATCAAAGGAAGTGGAGCCTCCAATGATCCTGCAAGGCCGCGCAAAATACCCTGTCAGGGAAGCAGTTCTGCACACGTCCGCGACGCCTGGCGGTTGGGCCGATGGCAGGTCCGATGAAGAGATCCTGGACTCCTTCTGGCAGTGGCATGTGCGCGAGAACGGCTGGCGGAAGATCGGGTATCATCGGATCCTCACTCCCGAAGGTCGCGTTATTCACGACAACGGAAGGCGCCTGCGTTCTCTCTATGAGGTCGGCGCCCACGTCCGGGAGCGGAACAGAGGCACGATCGGCATCTGCCTGATCCCGGCGCGCACCGTTCCCAACGTGATGAAACGCGGCGCGACCTTCGACGACTACTACACGCCCGAACAGCGCCAGGCCCTGACGCAATACCTCCGCGAGCTCGCCGAGCTGACGGATCTGCGGTGGGTGACCGGGCACAACGATTATGCGCCGAAGGCGTGCCCCGGCTTCCAGGTCCGGTCTGCCGACTGGCTTCCCGAAAGGGCGGCGGCATGAGCGGGCCGAGGGAAGTGGCGCAGCGGACTGCTGGGAACATGCTGAACGACGCGTCTCGGGACTACCTGGGGCTGATCGCGGCGGGACTCGGGCTCAGCATTTCTGGCCTGGAGATGGTGGGGGGCGTTCTCCTGGCCGTTGGTGGCGGAGCGCTCGTCGCGCATGTTCGTCGGAAACAGCACCCTGAGCACGAGCGGTTCGCGTGGTGGTTCACGCTCGTTGCAGCCGTCTTCTTCGCAACGCTTGCGGGCATGGCGTCGCCGCACCTCTTCCCCGAATGGCCGCCTCAAATCCTCATGGCACTTGCTGGCGTCGCCAGCCGGGGCCTCGTCCTTTTCATCATCAAGGGGATGGACACGCTGGTCTCTGACGCGCCCGGCATCGTCCGCCGTGTGGTTGAAGCCCTCCTCCGAGATCGAGGAGGCCAGCCATGATCCGGATCCTCCTCATCCTCTCCATCCTGGCACTCGCCGGATGCTCCGACCTGACCGGCGCCGCGCTCCGAACGGCGGCCGGTGCCGCGCTTGGCGGCGAGGGCGGGCCTTCCCTGGACGTCCAGGCCGGGCGCACCAACGCCCGATCTCTTGTCGGTGAAGCAGCTTCGACAGAACAGCGCTTCGCACCCGTCGTGCGCGACACGGCACTGGAAAGCCTGGAGCAGAGAAGCCGCCAATCGAATGACCAGAGCACCGTGAGCGGCACCGAGAAGATCGAAAACCTGACGGTCAAGAATAGCCCGCCCTGGCTCATCCTGGCCTTCGCTGTCGCCTTGTTCCTGGACTCTCCTCTCCGCTGGCCCGGCCAGATCGCTGCCAGCCTTCGGAGCCGGGACAATGCCTGACCGCCTGGCCGGCATACTCGCCGGCCTCGCGACGGCCGTGTGGATCGCCGCCTTCCACCTCGTCGCCGCGGATTTCGCGACGTCTCAAGTGTCCCGCCTGAACTCCATCATGTCCTGCGCCGTCCTCGCGGGAGAGCAAGGGAACTGCGAACCGGAATGAAACAGGACCGCTCTCGTCTTCTGTCAGGGAACACAGCTCTTTTCTTCGGATGCCCGCACGCGCGGCCTGATGAGCCGCACGATGAATGGGACCGCTTCCAGGCTCTCGGCCGGATGGGCCTCGACTTCAGAGTCGGCGCGGTGGTCTGCACCGGAGATCTCACAGACTACCCGGGCGCAAGATCGTGGAACTCTCCGAAACGCCAGGAGCGAAAGCGGATCCTGAAGGATAGGAACGCCGGCCTTGAGGCGGCCAAGGCGATCATGTCTCCATGGCGTCAGCAACTGAACAAGCATCGCCGCCAGGGCCATCTGGAGAGGGCATGGATGCCGGACTGGCTCCTCGCCGGAGGCAACCATGACGAGTCCGAGGATGATCTTGTCGAGCAGGATCCGAAGCTCGAAGGTCTCGTCGGGTCAAGGTTCCTCTACGACCCGCTGCGCGAGATGGGCTGGAACGTTTGGAGCTACAAGCGGCAGATCCTCGATCTCGAGTATCCCGAGATTTTCGGCACGCTCTACGGCCACTTCTACCCGTCCGGTTCGATGGGGAAAGCGACGACCCTCCGATCGGTCCTGAACAAGACGCACACGTCCTTCGTCTACTCGCACACCCACGACTTCGGCCTCGACCTCCAGCGCACCGCTCGGTGCGGGTTCATCCAAGCGGTGAACATCGGGACCTTCCAGCCGCCGAGCAGGCTACGGCCGGGCAACTGGAACGGCGCGGTGATCCTGTCCGAGATGGGCGCCGGGCAGTTCCAGATCCATCAGTTCTCGTATGACTGGATCCTCGAGACCTACGGCGAAGGCTCCTACGCGCAAGAGCTCCGCGTCGCCCGTTCCCAGGCCGCGCGCGATCGGGAAGACGCTACGCAGATCTGATTTCCGCACGAAAACACATCGACCGACCTCCTGACCTCATCAAATTCGAGGTCCACACATGCCCGCTCCCAAACTATCAAAGTCCAGCCTTTCCAATGCGATAGCCGCCCTCAAAGAGCAGGGTCTGACGCCTTCGCGGATCAACCTGAATCCCGACGGCTCATTCATTATCGACATTGCGGTGGCAGCTACGTCACAAGACGTACCGCAATCGGGCAGCAAAGGTCCGAAGAAGTGGGGGGCCAAGCGATGAGACATCACTTTCCTGGGTTGCTGAAAGACAAGACCGCGGCCGGCACAATCCGCTGGCGAGTTCGGGTCGAAGGCCAGCCGAACCGAAAGATCCGGATCCCGTGCGGACCAGGCGAACCGCAGTTCCATGAGCACTACTATGCGGCGCGGGCAGGGCAGACGGTTGAGACTGTGAAGCCTGCGCGCGTCAAGACCGGTACACTCGACGCTCTGATTGAGCGCTACCTCGACCATATCGAAGCAAAAGTGGAGCGCGGTCAGGCATCACCGCTCACATTGAAAGGGCACCGGTCTCTACTCACGCGGGGTCTTGAAGTTAAAGATCCTGACGGCGACCGCATGGGCGGCTTGGACGCCGACATGCCGACGGCGGCCTTCCTGCACATGCGCGATTCATTCACTTCCGGGGCAGGGCACAACCTCATCAAAGCCTTGCGCGCAGCCTATGCTTTCGGCGTCGAGCGCGAACTGGTGAAGAGCGCGGATGCCATCCGGGCCGTCCGACGCGAACACCGAACGGGCCAGGGCGCCGTCGCGTGGAGTGTTGAAGACTTCCAGAATTTCATAGACCATCATCGACAAGGATCGACGGCCCGTCTCTGGATCCTCTTATCTCTCAACACATTACCCAGGATTGGAGATGTCCCAGGGCTCGGCTGGCCGCACGTTCATGACGGGGTCTTGTCATATCAGCCGTCGAAGCGCGGCTCAGCGCCGGTGTCTGTGCCGCTTCTTGGCTGGCTTCAAGAAGAGCTGGAACGCCACCCGGCAGCCAGGGGCGGGCCGTTCATTCGGACTGAATCCGGCGCACCGTTTCGATCCTCCGAAGCCCTCCGAAACCGTATCCAGAAATGGACAGCCGCCGCAGGTCTCCCGTCCGGTCGCACGCAGCACGGCGTCAGAAAAGGAGCCGCCGCTTTGCTCGTTGCCGCCGGCGCAAGTCAGTATGAAGTGATGTCCGTGATGGCGCATACCGAAGCCAAGACCTCCGAGATCTACACTCGAAGCGCAGAGCGGGGGCGTCTTGCGGCTTCCGGAATCGCGCGTCTCGACAGTCTTGACTTCGACAATATGGACCACGGCTGA